AAGAACGCGGTAGGACATCCGGCAACGGCGCGTGATGCCGTCGGGGTCGCGCTCGAATACCATTGCCGTGCATTCTGTTGTGATGTGGCCGGTGACGCCAAGCGCCTGCCGGTGCATCCGATCATAAACCGCTTTGCTGATTGCCTTGATGTTGATGCCGTTGGTCCGCGCCCATACGTCCACCTGCACAACCGTATCCTGCCCGATTGCGTCTTTGTCATCAAACGATCCAGACGTAGGAAAAGACATCGTTATAAATGGAAAGCCAACTGGATCGCCCCCGTCCGTCAGTTGCGGCACCCACTCATTGAATACCGCCGTGACGCCGTATGCTGTGGAAAGCGTGGCCGTAACACTCGACACATTCAGCCGCGCAAAGATTGCCGTTTGCAACTCAATCGGATTCATTTTGCAAGCCTTTCCAATGTTTTCAGCACGCGCTCGTTTAGCTTGGTTTGGCCCTTGATGGTTTCAGGTTGCCAAACAGGACGCGGCGCAATCTTTTTTGTCCCGTATTCCAGATAATAGGCGTATGCCAAGCGGCTGCCGATGGTCGCGGATAGGTTTGTTTCCTGCTTGAAGTAAATGGAAGAAATAAGACCACCAGTATCATGTGCAGGTGCATCACCCGGCGCGGATGACGTGTGCGTTGGGCTAAGGTTGGCTTTTCCGTCACTTTTGAATACCGCGACAATTTTGTTAGGACCGTTTGCACTAAACGACCCGGCATAAACGCGCATCAATCCATCATCGCCAGCAATGCGGTGATATGTGACGCCCTTGCCTTTTTTCCTGATCTCTTTTTGAACGGAAAGATTTATGTCAAAAGCAACAGCTTTCACATCCCGACCGATTGCGTCCACAGCCGCCTTGCCATACTTACGCAGCGCGGCTTGAACCTGGCCCATGCCCTCGATCTGGATTGTGACGGTCATACCGCGACGCCGCCTTGAACATCGATCTCCAACCACTTGTTGTCGAAGTCCACATTCTTGATGTAGCGGATGTTGTGACGCAATCCGCGAATTAGCACGCTATCGGCCTCTCGCAGTGATGCCGTATATCGCACCACGACTAGCAGCTTGACCTCGGCATTCAATCGTTGCGCCTGTGATGCCTCATAGCCTGACAGCGGCCTTACCATGGCCTTAGTCGGCGCGCCCGTAATCGTGGCCCATGATCCAGCCACTACGTTCCCATCGACGTTGCTTGCCGATCCTAGGCGTTGAAACGTGACAGGCTCACGCATCTTTCCGGCGCTATATTTGCAGCACGCCATTATAGTTCACCTAGATCTGGCGAAATGTGAACTGAAATATATCCATTGTTCGGGAATGTCTCTTTTGTTCCGTCGCTATACGTCACTTCAAATTCTGCGTTAAAAAACCCATAGCTTGCAGTATCGCCTGTCGCCCACGGATATGAAACAATGCCACCAGTCGCATTTAAGACGTCTGCGCTCGCATCAACAACTGAACCCATATAAAACCTGACAGTTGCGCCAGTTAGATTTACAGGGCCGTCATCGGTAGACAACGCATATTCAACGGCGGGCGACGTGTCGTTTCGTTTGATAAAAAAAGTCATAATTTTGTCGCCCTATTTTGTGCGCCTGTTATAGCCGCGGCAATGTTGGCATTTATCCTGCTTGTTGCGATATTAGCACTTTTTGACATTAAAGCAAAACGCCTTGCGCTTGCAGGCTCTGTTGATCCACTTGCCGTCTGTGCATGTGCCGATCCATTGCCAGACCCAGTGATGATCCGCAGTGCGATACCGGTTGCCGTCTGCGTTGATGCCAAGCCATTGCCGCTGCCCGCAATGATGCGCTCACCAACGCCGGTTGCCGTTTGACCGCTTGCCGATCCATTGCCGAATCCGGTGATGATCCGAAGCCCGATGCCAGTTGCAGTTTGCGATGATGATGTTCCGCTGCCTGATCCGACAACAATTCTGATGCCAACGCCACTGGATGTTTGACCACTTGCCGATCCATTGCCAGACCCGACAACAATTCTGATGCCAACGCCGGTTGCCGTTTGACCGCTTGCTGATCCATCGCCGAATCCGGTGATTATACGAATTGCGCCGCCAACTCCTGATCCATTTTGCGATTGCGCAAAACTAGATCCATCGCCTATGATAACGCGCCGCCCTACGCCCGTTGCAGTCTGCGCCGCAACAGTTCCTGCACCTGACGCGCCAATAATCCGCAATGCAGATCCCGTTGCCGTCTGCGCCGCAACAGTTCCTGCACCGGTGCCAGTTACAACAACCGCGCCAGATACAACCCCATCATCTCCGAGAGGCGCAGAGGCTAATGGGGAAAATCCAAGCATGTGTTACTCCGGTTTAGCTGGCTGTAGAACCGTTCATGTCGTCCTGCGTCATTACCCAGCTATAGCACTTGTCGAGGAAGTTACCGCCAGCAGATGCCTCCACCTCAATCAGATCGGCATGGTAGCGGCGGAAGTCCACTTCACGGGTGTCGTCACCGGGCGTTGCAGTGGCGTACCCAGCGACATCAATCATCACGGTGAACTTTGGTCCACCCTGACGCATACGAGAGATAGCTGCGGTAGCAATGCGGAAGTAAGCACTAGCAAACGGTGTGCCATATTGGCTGTTCGTCAGGTCGAGTTGAATAGCCATTGTGGCCTCCTTTAGTACGTCACTTCTGACGTGTTGATTGTTGCAACCCAACGAATGTTGGTAGCTGCGGCACCTGTAACTTCGATCTTGAGGCCACCGTTGGTAGTGTCTGCACTCAGAGCCATGCCCCAAGCGGGTGTGTTGTCGAGGACAGTCGTGGCGCTGTTGACTAGCACTGTCGTGCCAGCAGAACCCTCCCTGCGGATTAGCCCCTCGATCTTCCAAGCCGCACACGCCGTGCCTGCCGAGGCTTGCTGACGGGCTACAATGGTGCCGTGGAAGGCGTAGGCAGAGTTATTGGGGAGGATGACTTGGTTGAGGGCGTTCGGGGTGCTATTGTTAGCAGTTAGGGGTTCTGGTGTGGCGTCTGTAGTATCGCCATAAAGGACCATTATCCCCATCTGCGAAAATCCAAGACCCCAATTTCCCGCTTGCCCAGAGTAGGAAAACTTCCCTTGTTTATTTGCAAGAGCGTTATACCCAGATGCAAAAGAGTAAGGCTCGGAAGCAGTCGCCGCAAAACCACCAAGAGCGATGGCGGAAGTGCTAGAGGCTATCGCATTGTAGCCGATACTCACAGCCCTAGTTGATGACGCTCTTGACAACGCCCCAATCGCCACCGAGTTAGCCCCAGTAGCGCCATAGCTAGAGGTGTTGTTGGTTATAGCTGCTGCGAAGGAGTCGGCCCCACTAGCATAAGAACGAGAAACTGCTGTAGCGTATGACCCGCTGACCGCTTGCGCTGAGTAGCCAATAGCGAGTGCGCCCGCAGACGTTGCATCAGTAAGGGGACCAATGGCTGTAGCCACGTTAGCTGAGGCCAGCGCCCCACTACCAATGGCAATGCTTGTGGAGTTTCCTGTTACACTACCCCCACCAATGGCTGTGCCACGAGTTCCTGATACGCTAGAGTTTTCACCCAATGCAGTAGCTGCAAATCCACTTGCAACCGCATTACTCCCAATCGCCACAGCATTCGTGCCAGTAGCAGAAGGTGCAGTAGGTGTGCTTGGGTTTTCAGCGTAGAGTTCAAGAACAGGCGGAATATCCTCAGCCGTAGCCGACACATAAACCACCGCACTGCCCGTAAGGTTCAACGCAGCATCAGCATTGGAACTCTCACTGACAGCCCGCGTTAGCGTGGTGCCAGACGCCGTATAGGTGCCCGTGCCGATCTCCCACGCAGTGCCGTCCTCGATGACGTAGCGCACCACATCAGTGTCAACCACACCAGCATCTGCAAAGGTCTGATAACCTGCCTCAGCAGTGCCAAGGGTGATTGTCCCCGTGCCAGTGGTGGCCGTTGTCATCTTTGCGCGGTTGACGAGAGTTACCATTTTTTGACCTTATGCTGGCTGCGTGTGTATGTAGCTTGACAACGCAACTGTATCGCCG